ATGTGATGGGTGGCCCATATCCTAAGAAATGTATTTCTTGGGAAAAGATTAAGCAAGCAGTTGATAAAGGCGTTGCGGATAAAGATCCTAACGTTCTTGAGAAGTATGTTGGCGACTATGTGTTTAATCCTAAAGGTAGTCAAAAAGAGATTCCAATTGGCCAACCGGTTGAAGTTATGGAAATTGGTACAGGCTTTATGATGGTCCGTCGTAAGACATTTGAGGACTATGAAAAGGCATATCCTCATTTACATTATAAGCCTGATCACGTTCGTACGGAACACTTTGATGGTACACGGGAGATTATGGCATACTTCGATTGCGTGATTGATCGTGGCTATGGATATGAGAACTTACATCAATTGTTAGCGGATGTTGCAGATGGTAAAGAAGGTCTGCAAGATATTGCTAAGAAGATGATTGCTGGCGAACAGCATTCATCCAAGCGTTATCTGTCAGAAGATTACATGTTCTGTTATAACGTTGAGCGAATGGGCGCCCGAGTATGGTTCTGCCCATGGATGCAATTGCAGCACGTTGGTAGTTATGTGTTTGGTGGTAGTTTAGCAGACTTGGCTTCTATCGGAGCATCTGCAACAGCTGACGTAGGTAAGCTGAATAAACCTAAGAAGTAATTACAGGAGAATTATATTATGAAACTTGAAGGCAGAACCCTTTCTATCCTCAAGAACTTTGCATCAATTAACCCTTCAATTCAGTTTAAACCAGGCGACGTTCTTAAAACAGTGTCGCCTAATAAAACGATCCTTGCTCATGCTAAACTTGGTGAGCAAGTTGAAGGTCAATTTGCAATTTTTGATTTAAGTAAGTTTTTAAGTGTAATGAGCTTGTTTGAGAAGCCCACTCTTAAAGTTGAAGAAAAGTATATGACAATTAGCGATGGTCAACAGCGTGTGAATTATACATTTGCTGATCCTCGTGCGATTGCATTGCCACCAGAAAAGACTCCTCAGGTAAATGATCCTGAGATTGAGTTTACACTAACTACTGCAACTCTTGACCGTGTACAAAAAGCAATGGGTATTTTAAAGATGCCTGAGATTGCAATTGTTGGTAATGGTACAGAGATTACAGTAGAAGCAGTTGATTCCAAAAACCCAAGTGCAGACACATTTGCTATGAAGGTCGGAACAACAAAGCATACTTTCAAAATGGTATTTAAGTCTGAGAACATTAAAATTATTGCTGCTGATTATGATGTAACAATCTCCAGCAAAGGTATTGGTAATTTTAAGTGTGAAGATATTGAGTACTGGATTGTGGCTGAAGCATCCTCAACATTTAAGGCTGGCGAATGAAAACAAACAATACATTTAAATTAAGTAAGTCCTCGAAACGAATCCTCGCTACTTTTTCTGACACCCATCAACGCGGGGCGTTCAAACGATTTATGATCGAATGCGAATACGCAGAACAACGCGCTAAGTTTGCAAAAGTTGACAAATCAACTAAAGAGTAGTACAATGGTACATCAGGAAATTATTGATGAGATCTATTTTTTAGAAGAGATGATGTTTTCTCTTAGAGGATCAGAGTTTCCTAATGCTGAAATTATTGGCGAATTGAGCCAGGAAATTGAAAGGTTGAAATGTTTAGTAAATCAACCTACTTGAGGAGTTTTTTATATTATGATGGACAACGACTTTCTATGGGTCGAGAAGTATAGACCTAAAACTATACAAGATACAGTATTACCTGCTGACCTAAAACAAACGTTTCAGCAGTTTGTAGATGATAATGTAATACCTAACTTATTATTGTCTGGTAGAGCTGGTACTGGTAAGACAACTGTTGCTCGGGCTATGCTTGAGGAACTTGGTTGTGATTATATTATTATTAACGGAAGTATGAATGGCAACATTGATACTCTTCGTAATGATATCTCTAGTTTTGCTTCAAGCGTATCGCTATCTGGTGGACGTAAGTATGTTATCCTAGATGAAGCAGACTATCTAAATGCAAATTCAACACAGCCCGCTCTTCGCAACTTTATGGAAGAGTTTTCGAGGAACTGCGGTTTCATTCTTACATGTAACTTTAAGAATAAGATTATCGACCCATTACACAGCCGGTGTAGTGTTGTTGAATTTAAAATCCCAACAAAAGATAAACCAAAACTAGCAGCACAATTCTATCGTCGTGTTATTGATATTCTCGCACAAGAGAATGTTACTGCTGATAGTAAAGTGGTCGCTGCTGTGGTTGAAAAACACTTCCCTGATTTTCGCCGTACATTGAATGAACTTCAGAGGTACGGAGCAAGTGGTACGATCGATACGGGTATCCTTGTTAGCGTGCAGGATACTAGTATTAAAGAGCTTATTGGCTTTATGAAAGCTAAAGACTTTACGAGCGTACGTAAATGGGTTGGAGAAAATTTAGATACTGATCCTGTAGTTCTTTTTAGAAAGTTTTACGATGCGTCTGTAGATCATTTTAAGACTTCTGCAATTCCGCAGCTTGTATTATTGATTGCTGAATATCAGTATAAGCAAGCGTTTGTTGCTGATAGTGAAATAAACATGGTAGCTTTTTTAACCGAATGCATGGTAGAATGTGAGTTTAAATAATGAATACACTATTAGCTGATGGATTTGAGCAAGCACTGATTGGGTACGGACATCAACATTCTAAGCTGCTTGCTGTTTATGATTATAACATATGTCTAACAATCCTTCAAACACGAGATGGAATGACTCACGAAGAGGCAGTAGAGCATATGGAATATAATGTTGTTGGTTCTTATGTTGGAGAATATACTCCTATATTTTTAGATGCTAACATAGATATCAACGATTATGAATGATATTTTACTAACAACTTGGGATTGGATTAAGGATGACTGGAAAAGTAATAGAATACGTTTTTTGGTTGAACTCTGTGCTTGGGCTATTAGCATTGGTTGCAGTATCACTATGGCTCTCACCGTTCCCAACCCCCCACTTCTTATCTTATACCCTGTTTGGATTGCCGGTTGCGCTATGTATGGTTGGGCTTCCTATACTCGTAAATCATTTGGTATGCTGGCTAATTATCTGCTTCTCACCACAATCGACACAATCGGATTAGTAAGGATGTTATGAGTCCTTTTGATTTTGTAAATGCTATCAATAGCCAGTCGAAGAAAGATATAATGACTGGTACCGAAAACGACGAACTTGCAGAGTCTAGCTACGTGCCGTTTGTTGTAAACCGTGCTTTATCGTATTTTCCAGACACTTTGATGCATGCTAACTGCATGAATATACATCATATTTTGGATCATAAACCCCAATTCCACTATCTTCTAAATATAGTTAGACCCGCAAGACGTATGTCTAAATGGGCTAAAAAGCAGGATAGTGATATACAACTTATTATGCAATACTATAGTTATAGTGTAGATAAAGCAAAACAAGTACTTCCATTACTATCATCAGAACAATTATCCATCATAAAAATAAAATTACAAAGTGGAATTGAAAATGAATATTCTTGATAGTTTGGTTGAAGTAAAGCTCGTGAATGAAGATGATTTTTTAAAAGTACGTGAAACACTAACGCGAGTTGGTGTAGCTTCAAAAAAACAACAAACATTATGGCAGTCATGCCACATCCTTCATAAGCAAGGAAGATATTATATCGTACACTTCAAAGAATTGTTTGCGCTTGATGGTAAGCCAACAAACATCTCAGAAGATGATATATCACGGAGAAACACTATTGCCAATCTAATGGCTGAGTGGGGTCTTGTCTCGCTTATCGATTCTAAAAAGAGCGCAGAACCTGTTGCGCCTCTCTCCCAAATAAAAGTACTAGCGTACAAAGAAAAAGACGAGTGGGAACTTGTTGCCAAATACAATATAGGTCGTAAAAAATAACTGTTGATTAATATTATGATTATGCGGAAAATGATTAGATGGATGATAAATGGCATCAACGTTTCTTTGAGCTTGCTAAGCATGTTGGAGAGTGGTCTAAGGATCCTTCGACGCAAGTTGGTGCATGCTTGGTCAATGAAGACAAACAAGTAATATCTCTTGGATTTAATGGTATACCGCGAGGAGTTGGAGATGATGACTATCGGTATGCTGACAGAGAAATTAAATACAAGTTTGTATCTCATGCTGAACGCAACGCGTTAGACAACGCCTTTGTTAATACTAAAGGCGCAACTCTATACAGCACTCTCTTTCCATGCAATGAATGTGCAAAAGGGATAATCCAAAAAGGTATTAAACACGTAGTAACAACAGAGCCTGACCTATCGAGGGTGCATAATAACGTCGACATTTCCTTGGACATGTTTAAAGAAGCCGGCGTAAAACTCACATATATTAGTAGTTGACTTTTTTCTGTCCTTAGTGTAATATATACGTTATAGTGAGAAAATGCACTGTTCGTCTATCGGTTAGGACACCGCCCTTTCACGGCGGGAAGAGGAGTTCGATTCTCCTACAGTGCGCCATTATTTTAGTGTTATCAAGATATCGTTATAGGACGCTATAACTATGCGGGTCCAACTGGCGAGGGACGGATCCTGATATAACTGCTAGTCGCTATGGGATGGAAGCACCAGACCCCTAAATCGGCACGATAGCACTAAACTAATGTTTACATTTTGAAAAGGAAATATAATGGCAACGAAAATGCAACGTAAGAAACCTGGATACACAAAGGCCGGAGAGATTAAAATTGTATCGCTAAGCATTAAACAATTGTTGAATGTTTTGAGTAAGACGAGTAAGAACAAAATAAAAGCTAAGATCAAACGTAAACTGCAGATAATGGGTTACGTTGAGCCAACAGAAGAAGTTACAGCATAATAAACAATAGCGGGTTGGAGAAGGAGTATCTCGGAAGTCTCATAAGCTTCAGTCCCTGGTGCGATTCCAGGACCCGCAACCAATGTAGTATTTTTGAGAATGTGAGAGAAAGAGTAAGCAATCCTAACTGTTAGGAAATCACCATCTTGGAAACCGCATCCGCAAAAGGGAGAACATCTAACAACGCAAAAGTTAGATTGAAAGCGCAAAACCAAGAGGACAAGTAGTGTGGTAGTGGACGGGGGTTGGTACCAAACACCTCGTAAGGATTCCACACATAAGTCCTTAAACATAAAACAGTATTCTCAACAATATTTCATTAGTGAGGTGGCCGAGTGGTCCAAGGCAAGTGACTGCAAATCTCTACAACCGTGGGTTCGAATCCCACTCTCACTTCCATATTTAAAGAAAGGAGTAGCATATGCCTAGTGTATTTTTAGTAAGCGACACGCATTTCGGTCACACCGGCGTATGCCGCTTTACTCGTAACGATGGGGTGAC